TCAATGCCGATCCTGATACTTGCCGGCCCATTCTAACACCTCGCTCGCGCGGAATAACGGCTGCCCCCGGCCGCCGCCGACGACCGGCAAGCGGATCGCTTTCGGGAAGTCCGGCAGACAGATCATCCGATTGCGCACCTGGGTCTCGCTCCGTTTGAGCACGCGCGCAATCGTCGCCACGTCCCACATGTCGATCTGCACCGGGATTGCCGGCTGCAGGTGCTGGGCGACCGCGGCCGCCATCTGCTGAATCAGTTCGTTTTCGCTCATCTCTTCGTCCTCCTATTCCGTTCCTGATTCCGGGAAGCGCCGGCGCTCGATGCGCGGTGGCGTCTCCCCATACCCAATTCGTATTGCCGACGGCGGTACCGGCTGGCTACGCATGGCGCGCCGATCGAGGCCGTCGCGGCGCTCAGGCAACAGCTGCTCTGGCGTGCGCGTTCGCCAGCGGCGGTCTCCCTTTCGTTCATTCATGCGGCAGCTCCTGGCATCGTTGTGGCCGTGCTAAGATTTCCCAATGAAAATTACGGTCAAATTGCTGAATAACCCGGTTGTACTCGTCACCTTGCTCGCGCTTGGCTGCGTCACAGACCTCATCCTGTTGGGTCAAGCCTACGAACTGAGCAAATCTGACTGGGGAACTTGGGTCGGATCTATCGGAACGGTTGCGACGCTGGCCATGACTATTTGGTTGGCGACCGATGCATCTCGCACCAAACGCAATGAGCAACTCAACCTTGCTCTTGTAACAGCAGCTCATTTCAAAGTAAGGCTCCGAAATGTAGTTCGTGTACTGGCCCAGGCGCGTAACGCCTTGGCGACGCCGCTCAACCAGCCCGACGACCCGAGGGTAATGTTCGGCGACATCTCTCAGCGTTTTAGCGATGATGACCTGTGGACAGCAGACGAACTGGTACCTCTCGTATATCTGCCCAACCAGCTCGCAGCAAGGCTGGCGTGGATCGGCACACGTGTAAGATCCTTGCGACTCGAGTATAGAAACTACAGTGCAGCAACCGAGCCCATTGAATGGGATGTAATGGAGCTGCTGTCGCGGACGATTACATACGAATTGAACGAAAGCTTGGCCGAGATCCAGCGTGTCATGGCCGAGCTGACCAATTTCCAGATAAAACACAACTTCGAGTTTGCCGTGCCAAGGTATAACCAAGCACACGCCGCAGAGCAAAGCTGATGGGCACTGTCGCTTTTGCGTACCTGCATCCATGATTCCGATCTGGCTCATGCTGCAACCCTCGCGATCTCGCGTTCGTGTACAAAGTTGGCGCGAATCAGCGCCTCCGACAGCGGCGGGCAAACGCTGTTGCCGCACATGCGCACCTGGGCCGACTTCGTCAGGCGCACGCGCGGCAGCGATAGCGGATTGGACGCGACCTGGGCGCCGTCGCGGAACAGCAGCGCTGGATCGGGAATCTCGTCGATGACGTAGTGCTCCGGAAAGCCCTGCGCGCGGTACAGCTCGTGAGGCTCCAGCATGCGCAAACCGATGTCGACGATTTCGTAATCCTCGCCGTGGATCGTCACCAGTCCGAACCGGTGCTTCGTCGTGATCGTGTGCAGCGGCTCCTCCAGGCGTGGATCCTGATCTGCGCCGTAGTACTTGATCAGAAATGCGCGAACCTCCGCATGGTGCTGGCCCTGGGCGCTGATCGTGTGCAACGGCTCGTCCATGCTGGCGGCGCAGCTGGTGCCGCGAAGTTTCACAAGGTTGCTGGTCACCAGCCCGAGCGCGTGTGGCGCGCCAGCGGGGTTTTCCTTCGGGCCGGCCGTGATGGTCGGCATTGGGTCGGCCAAGTCGCTGCCGGTCGAGCCAGTGCGAAACTTCGTCAGGTGAGCGGTCACCAGGCTGTGGTGGTCGGTCGCGGTCACAGTACCGATTGGGTCGTTCAGATCGGAACCCACCACGCCGGTGTAGTGCTTGGCCAGAAAGGCCTGGACCAGCCCAAAGTGTCCACCCTTCACTTGTGCGCAGATGGTGCGCAGCGGCTCGTCCGCCGGCATCACGCGCTGCGTGCTGGCGTTGGCATGCTCGTTTAGGAATGGCGACACCAGCATTGGGCCGTGCGGCACAACGAACGGCTTCTCGGCCTCGACTACATAGCGGATGATGCCCTTCGCCACGCGGCGCAGGGTGTTCTCGGCGAGCGGGCGCTTTCGGCTGAAGATCGACGGGCACGGCAGCGACCAGTCGATGCATTCGGCCGCGGTGCGGTACGGGCGCATCTTTCCAGCAAGGACAGCAGGCAGATCAGGTGCGCCGTGGGATGCCTCTGGCCATTCGATCGGGATGCCGTCGCGGCGCGCCACTAGGAAGAACCGCTTCCGGATGGTCGGCGTGGCGTGGTCGCTCGCGCGCAGCTCGCGGTAATCGACTTTGTAGCCGTGGCCCCTTAGCTGGCGCACGAAGCTGTCGAAGGTCTTGCCGCGGCGAGCCGGGTCAGGCTTCCAGTTGCCGTGTTCGTCTTGGATCAACGGCCCCCACGTCTTGAACTCCTCGACGTTCTCCAGCATAAGGACGCGGGTCTTGGTCAGTGCGACCCAGCGCAAAGCGATCCACGCCAGGCCACGAATCTTCTTCTCGACCGGCTTGCCGCCCTTGGCCTTGCTGAAGTGCTTGCAGTCGGGCGAGAGCCAGACCAGGCCGACCGGCTGGTTGCCGGTTACCTCAATCGGATCTACGTCCCACACGCTCTCGCACAGATGCTTCGTGTGCGGGTGGTTGATGGCGTGCATGGCCAGCGCTTCAGGGTCGTGGTTAATCGCGATGTCGACCGGACGGCCGAACGCGCGCTCAAGGCCTGTACTGGTGCCGCCGCCGCCGGCAAAGTTGTCAATGATAAGCTCGCTGCCGAGGTCGAGCGCCATTGTCATGAGGTCGCGCTTCATGATCAGGCCGCCTCGCCCAGCAGCGACTTCTGATCCGGCTCTACGTTCACGGCGTCGCCTTCCGACAGCAGCTTCGAGCGCTCCTCAGTAACGGTAGTCACGTCGTTGCCCTTGCCATCAGCCGAACGGCTCAGGTAGTCGCTTGCCCTCTCGCGCCAGGCGGCGCCATGCTGTTGATAGAGGTTCAGCAGAAAATGGATCACAGCCGCCTGCTCGCTCTCGGCCCGCCTTTGGATGTCGTGGCCCAGCTGGCGCAACCGGTTCGCGATACCTGCACAAGCGAAGTTCGGGCGGCCCAGGATGAACTGCGTGTCCTCGTTCAGCGGCAGCAGGTGATGGCGCGCGGCGTGCGCGCGAAGGTCGGCGATCTCCGCTTCCATGGCGCGCTCGACGTCGTTCGGTGCGTGTAGTGGGAAGTCTGGGCCTGCGCCGATGCGCTCGCGCCAGGTGCGGATGGCTGGGGCCGCGGCGGCGCCGCTACTTTCGTTCCGTTGGGTCATCGCTTCTTTTCTCCTGTCTGTCTTCTATTTAAATGCCACGGGGCCTGCAGCTTGTCCTCGGCGCGGCGGCGCAGCGCGCTCTGCAGCTCGAGGTCGAGGCGCGTGATCGTCAGCTGCTCGAACAGGGCGCGGGCCATCTGCTCGTCGCTTCCGTACAGCGCACGCGTCTGTTCGAAGGTCGTGGCCGGCTGAACTGGTTCCGCTGCGCTCACGCAGGTTCACCGTGGGTCGGCGCGGCCGGCATGGGCATCCAGTGCGTGACGCGCTCCGTCGTGATAGGCATCGCATCTACATACCGCCACACGTCGCCGTCGCGGTAGCCTGGCCACACGTCGTCGTCGTTCAGTGCGAGCAATACCAGGGTGTCGTCGTCGGGCAGCACAGTGTCGGCCTCAGTCCACTCCATCGCGCTCATGCGCACACCTCTTCGCGGGTGAGGGCGCGCAGCGCCTGCGCCGCCGTCTTCGCCTGCGCGATCGCGTCGTCGAGCGCGTTGTGGTGCGTGCCGGCGCTGCGGTCGACCTGCAGGCCGGCCAGGTCGTACAGCGTGCGGGTGTCACGCACGTTCCAGAACTCCCAGGGCTGCGCTATGCGACAGGCACGGTAGGCTGCGTCGAGCAGAGGGACGTCGAAGGTCGCGCCATGGCACCAGGGCTTCTTCGCACCCTGCATCTCGAACCAGTAGGCGAATTTCTGCAGCACGACACGCAGCGGCGCGGCGTCAGCGCGGAACGCGGCAGTGCGCGCCTCCTCGCTCTGTTTGATCCACCAGCTGACCGTACCCGGATCGATGACGAGCCCGACGTCGATGCACGAAGACAGCAGCACAGGTGCATAGAAGGTTTCGCCCAGGCCGGAGGGCCCGAACATCACGGCGCCGATGCTCAGGATGGCCGAGCCAGGCGTGGTGCCGAGCGTCTCGGTGTCGATCATCACGTCGACCATCGTCGGACGGGCTGGCTGCAAGTTGTCGTTCATTTCTCGCTTCCTTGGTGGTGGTTTGTGATTCGGTATTCGAGCGCCCAGGACTCGGCCAGATCGGTATCGGCGCGGGCTTCGTAACGCTGGATCTCGCCGACGAGGATGAGGAAGGCCAGCACGAAGAGGAGCGCGGCGCCGGCACGGCGGATCATGGCGCCTCCTGGATGTCGTTGGCCTGGAGCTTCTTCACGTCGACCTGGTCACGGCGCTGCATGTGCTTGCGGGCGACGGCGCGCAGAACTACGCGCAGGGTAGGGTTCTTGAGCATTTCGTCGATCGAGGCCGTTACGCACAGCATGCGGTGGGCGATCTCGAGCGAGATGCGGTCAGGTTCGGCGTGCACCATTTCAGCGCGCGCCGGCGACGACGGTGATGCCGCACGGCTGGTCGCCCAGCAGCTCGGCGGTCAGAAGGGCGGCTTCACTGCTCGTGCGCGCCAAGGCGCTGAAGGTGACGCAAACAGTGGCGGTGCGCGCGGTGATGAGGAAGGGTTTCATTCAATTCTCCAAGTCGTCGCTCGGCGAATGCTGAGCTCGTTTCGTTGGAGATATTAAACACCATGTTTATAGAGTGAGTCAACACCTTGTTTAATTTAAGTTAGCTTGGCGGCGCTGGCGTTTAACAGCTCGACTACAGGGGCGAAAAAAAGCCCCGACTCGCGGGGCGCTAAATATGGGTAGGGCGCGTCGCCTAGGTCAAGCTGCTGGCGAATTTGGCGTGGCCCATTTCGTATAGCGACTTGTTCGCGCAGTGCTTGTTCCACGAAGCGTCTGAAGTACTGATTGATTTGCCCGCAAACGATGCGTGCTCAAGATTCATCCCACCAAACCCATTCCGTGCACGATAGACCACGCAAACTACACTTCCGTCATCGTTCGCACGAATGTCCTGCCATTTAAGCGAATCCGGATCGCGCATTGCTGACTTGATCGATGTGAGGACGCCAACGGTGGCGGTGAATCGCTTTTGTGCGGCAGCCTTAATTGCAGCTTTCTCCGCCATCTGTGCCTCGGTCGGCTGCGGCGCTGAAGGAGGAGCAGGCGGAGGCGGGCTTATCGTATTTGCGATGGTACTGAGCACAAAGCCGCCCAGGATTATGATCGAAATGGCGCCGAGCCGCCCAATCCGCGGCTTAGGTTTTGCCCCGCACCCTGGACACGCTGACGCTTCCGAGCTAATCACACGACTGCATTCCGCGCATTTTATCAATGCCATTTCTCATCCTTATTCGGCATCAGGGCGTGCCGGCGCGCCAGATTACAGACGTCCAGTTACGACGCGCCCAGGCTGATATACGACCCGGCCAACGATACTGCATTGCCCGCTTCGCACGTTTACAGGTTCGTGATCCGGGTTGATCGAATACAGATACCACTGGCCGCCTCGAAGCAGCAGCTGCTTAATGCAGGCCTCGCCATCGAAGTTGATTGCATATAACTCGCGGCTGATCGGCTTCGTGTCAGACGTGTCAATAATCACCACGTCGTCCTCGAACATCATGGGCTCCATGCTCGTCCCGCGAACGCGCAGGGCGAGCAGGTTCTTCGGATTCAGCTGTAGGGAGGACAGGACAGCAGTGGGGATCTGCTCGTGTCCGTCCCCATTCATGTCCGGCTCGGTGTCGAAGTTCGCAACACCGGCGCGCAGACGTAATTTGACCCGCGGGATAGACACTGCTTCTGCGTCGTCCCCAGCGCGCACCTGCTGCGCGCCGGCTACGTTGCCAGATGCTTCGACGAATGGAGACTCATACGCTATTGAAACTGCCGCAGCAGGCGTCGACCGAACCATCGTCATTTCCCCCTCGCCAGTTTCCAACCACGTTGCCGAGCAGCCGATGTCAGCTTGGGCCTTGACTAGGCCAGCTTTCGACATGCCGCGGCTCTCCCAGTTCTTGACCGTTTGAGACGACTGGTTGAGCGCTCGCGCGAGCTCAGCTTGGGTCTTAATGCCCTTGAGCTCCTTGGCCGCGTGGTACAGCCGTTCCATTTGTATGTGCATCTGGCAATTATCCCGGTAACTAAACAAGATGTGTTACACGCTGTGTTGACTTGATATTAAACATGGTGTTTAATTGAGGCATCGTAAATCAATGGATGACCTCAATGTCAGCAGATAAAGACCTGATCGAGAGCCTGGGTGGCCCAGCGAAATTGGCCGCTCGGCTCGGGTGCAGCGTGCAACGCGTCCAGAACTGGAAGGAGCGAGGAATCCCCCCTCGCGTCCGACTCGACAATCCGGACGTGTTCCCTCTACCGCAGCCACACGGATCGAAACAGGCAGAGCCTCAGGGTCAATGATCTCGAAGCTTTTTCTTCGCCGGAAAAGTTGCCTGTAGGAACTTGATCGGCGACGACTTCAGTCTCCATTTTCTCGGCTTCACGATTTCAGTGTTGCCAGAGTAACAGTGTGTTAAGGAAATAGCATGCGGAGCAATCCACACAATCCAAGCAAAACCCGCATCGCCATGTACCGCGAGTGCCTCGACGAGTGGCGCAAGCGCGAGGGCTGGAGTCGCGAGACCGTCTGCCAGATGATCGTCGAGGCCCACCAGCGCATCGGCGGCCCGGCTGCGACCGGAATCCGCTTCGAGCCGCCGACCACCGATACCTACGAGCGCCAAAAAGTGAATGCCGAGCGGATCTTCCGCTGGCTGGACGACGTCTCGAAGGACAAGAACCTGCTGCCGGTGAACTTCGAACCATCGATCGAGGAGGCCATGCCGATCGACATCTATCTGAAGTTCGAGAACATGCGTCTGGCACGCAAAGGCGTTGAGTTGCGCGTGGTCGAAGCTGAGCCGCGGCCAACCCTGGACGTGACACCGCACCTGCGTGCCCTGGTGAAAGAATCGGCTGAGGCCACGACCTCCCTGCTGAGCATCGGGCCGGACGCGACCGTCGACCAGTTGCAGCATGCGTGCCGCGAGCTCCAGGAAGCTCAGGACTCGGCAGCGTCGGCGAAGCGTGATCTCCAGTGCGAGATCGCGCGCCGCAGCGGAGCAACGCAATGATGAGGGCCAACGACCGGAAAGTGCCGCTGGCCCAGCTGCTCTGTGCAGTAGAGGACGTCATCGCAGCTCGTCCGCGCGGCATCATCGAAGTCGCACGTGAACTGGGCTATTCGGTTGGCGCAGTGCGCGCAAGGCTGGAGCAGCTCGAGCTGGAGCAGCGCGCCCACCGTCGCCAGATCGCGATCAAAGGCTGGTGTGGGGTGGCCTACCTCTGGTACGCCGGCCCGGCCGACACCGCTGAACTCAAGCTGGGCGAGACGTTGGTGGCCCAGGGCGCGCCAAACCGCGAAGAGCAGGCGATGATCCCTTTCCAGTCCACCGTGCGCACCTTCCCAGCCATTAACCGCCGAGACCCACTCGTAGCCGCGCTGTTCGGCCCAGCCCCTGCGCGTCAGGTGGCTGTATGAAACCTATCGATATGACCATTCTGCCGGCCCCGCTTACTCCTGCCGACTGCAACCTCCAGGACTTCGCTTTCATGCCACTCGACGTGGCGCGCCTGCGCGACAGCGACATGGCCGCCTATCAATCGCCCGAATCGTGCTGGGCCGCAGTGCTCCTGTGGAGCGCAGCCTGGCACCAGGTGCCGGCCGCCTCGCTTCCAGACGACGACCGCTTCCTCGCCAAGGCTGCAGGCTATGGCCGCGTGGTCAAGGAGTGGATGAACGTGCGCGAAGGCGCGCTGCATGGCTGGGTGAAGTGCGCCGACGGCCGTCTCTACCACCCCGTAGTCGCGGAGAAAGCGCTGGAAAGTTGGCGCGCGAAGCTGCACCACGCATGGAAGAAGGAGTGCGACCGCATCCGCAAGGCAAACAAACAGCGTGAAGCCGAAGGGCGTACGCCGCTCCTGCTTCCACTGGAACCTAACCTCCTTTCCGACGCCATTCCGCAGGAAACCGCAGCAATTCCGATGGAAACCAGCACCACTTCCGCTGGAACATTCAAATTAGCCTGCGGAATTCCGGCGGAAAAGCCTCTTAAGGGAGAGGGAGAGGGACAGGGAGAATTAAAAACATCCCCCAAACCCCCTGACGGGGGCCTTGTGCCGGCCAGGACGAAACCGGGAGCGGTCGCATTGCAGACCTTCCTCGACGCATGCGCGGCAGCTGGCGAACGGCCGCTACGGGACTACGAGCCGCTGTGGCGCTACGCCGAGGGCGCGGGCCTGTCGCAGGACTTCGTCGCCCTGGCCTGGGTCGAGTTCTGCCGCCGGTTCCGCCCTGGAGGCACCGGTGACGCGAAGCGCTACAAGGACTGGCGCCAGGCCTTCCGCAAGTACGTCGAGGGCAACTACCTGAAGCTCTGGGCGATCGACGGCAACGGCGCCTACTTCCTGACCACGCTGGGCAAGCAGGCCCAAAAAATCCACGAATCGAAAGAAGCGGCATGAGCACCGACATCAAACCACCACCCCACAGCATTGAAGCTGAGCAGAGCGTCATCGGCGCCCTGCTGCGCGACAACGACGCGGTCGACCGCATGGGCGACCTGCGCGCCGAGCACTTCTTCCTGGGCGACCACGCCACGATCTTCCGTGAGCTGATGCGCAACCTGGCCGCCGGCCGTAGCTGCGACGTCATCTCACTGGGTGACGCGCTCGGCGCCAAGGTCGCCAGCGGCATGCAGTACCTGAACGCGATGGCGCAAAGCACTCCGTCGGCCGCCAACATCGGCCGGTATGCGGGGATCGTGCGGGACAAGGCGATCAAGCGCGGGCTGATCCAGTTCGGCCGCGACGTGGTGGAGGCCGCGACCAACTCGGCCTCGGACGCAACCACGCTGCTCGACCAGGCCTCGTCGGCGCTGGAAAAGCTGGCCCTGGCGCGCACGCGGGTCGAGCCGGCCCTGGCCGCCGACGAGCTGACCGCCCACGTCGAGGAGATCGAGCGCCGCATGGCCGGCACCGTCAAAGCGATCTCGACCGGCTACGAGGCCGTCGACGACAAGCTGAACGGCGGAATCCGCCGCGGCGAACTGGTCGTCCTGGCCGCGCGCCCGAAGATGGGCAAGACCGCATTTGCCCTGAACATCGCCAGCAACGCAGCGGTGGATCACTCGGTGCTGGTGCTGTCGATGGAAATGCCCAAATCGCAGCTGCACGACCGTAACCTGGCCGTCCAGGGCCGTATCCCGCTCGAGCACCTGCTCAAGCCATGGATGATGACCGACACGGACTGGGCGGGGCTCACGCATGCGGCGCAGAAGATCTCTGCCATGCGGCTGCATCAGGACGATCAGGGCGGCCTGCGCCTGCTCGACGTGCGCATGAAGGCGAAGGGGGTGAAGCGCAAGCACGGGCTCGATCTGCTCATCGTCGACTACCTGCAGCTGATGGAGGGCGACGGCGACAACCGCAACGCCCAGATCGAGGGCATCACGCGCGGCCTGAAGTCGCTGGCCAAGGAACTGGACATCGGGATCGTGCTGCTGTCCCAGCTGAACCGAAAGCTGGAAGAGCGCCCGAACAAGCGGCCGATGCCGGCCGACCTTCGCGACTCCGGCGCCATCGAGCAGGACGCCGACGCTGTGGTCTTCCTGTACCGCGACGAGGTCTACAACCCGGACAGTCCGGAAAAGGGCGTGTGCGAGGTCGACGTGGCGCTTTGCCGACAGGGCGCGCCGGGCCGCGCTGCGCTGGCCTACATCGGCGAGCAGACCCGCTTCGAAAGCCTGGCGCGCGGCTGGGTGCCGTCGAAGGCGCCAGAACGCCGCGGTAACCGCGGACTGGCGGCCCACCTATGAGCGCGACCGTTTTCAAGAAAGGCCGGATCTACCACTTCCGCTTCCAGGTCGCCGGAACACGCGTGCAGCGCAGCACCGGTATGGCCAACAAGGTGGCGGCCGAGCAGCTGGCCAAGCGCGAACATGACGCCGCGGTGATCCGAGCCAACGGCGGCGAGCCGGTGCCGACGCTCGACGAGCTGGCTGGCGCCTGGGTGGTGGTGCACAGGCCGGTGGTCAGCGCAGCGCACATCCGCAGCGTCGAAACGTTCCGCCGCCTGCACATGTACACCCTGGGCAACACGCCGATCGGCGACATCACGACCGAGGCCGTCGAGCTGGCGCGCATCGAGCACCTGAAAACGCACAAGCCGGCCAGCGCGAACCACTGGCTGCGCATCCTGAAGCTGCTGACGATGTGGGCGGTCAAGCGCGGCACCCTGGCGAAGTCGCCGTGGCGCGTGCAGATGCTGAAGGTGCAAAAGCGGCCGCGCTCGTTTCTGCCGATCGACGTGGCGCGCACCTGGTTCGCCGCCGTCGACGAGGTGACGAAGCGGTCGCCCGGCGTCGGCACGGCGGTGCGCCTGATGTTCGGCCTGGGGCTGCGGGAGGGCGAGTCGGCGTCGGCGCGCTGGGAATGGATCGACTGGGAGCGCTCGACGTACACGCCAGGGATCACGAAGGGCAGGGAGGCCGAACCGGTACCGCTGCCGGACTGGCTGCGCGCGCACCTGCAGCCCGGGCGCCAGGTGGAAGGGCTCATCGTCACCAAGCCGAACGGCCAGGCCTTCGCACCCGGGTTCGCGCGCCAGGCCATGCGCCGGGCGAACACGGCCTGCTCGGTCAAGGGCATCACGCCGCACCGCCTGAGGGGTACCTTCGCGACGCTGCTGTCCGAGGCCGGCGTGCCGATCCAGACCATCCAGCAGGTCATGCGCCACAAGAACCACGTCACCACCATGGGCTACCTGGAGAAGAACCTCGGCCGGGCAGCCCACGCACAGAACGTGATCGCCGAAAAAGCCGGGTTCGGTGGCGCGAAAGTGGCGCGCGAGACCGCAGAAAGCCTTTAGATAAAGGCACTCCGGATTATCTACAGTCATCGGTAATTTAGCAGGCGGCCGGCATCGACCGGCGCCGTCAACACAGGAGAGCGTGAGTGAGCATCAAGGAAAAAACCGACGCGGAGCTGGTCGCCGACGCGCGACAGCTGACGGAGGAAAGCAACCGACTGCACCGCGAAGTGGCCCGGCGCGGAATTACGATCGACTGGGTCTACGGCGAGACCCCAGGCACGATCGATTACAAATACAGCCGCGTTACAACGGAGTCACTGTGATTCGCGGCCGCGGTCCAGACGACATCTGCGCGCTCTGCGACGAATATTCGGTCAGGGCGGCTGATCCCAAGCATGCGGCGCAGGGCAAAGGCTTGTGCCAAAAGGGTGAGCAGGGCAAGCCGCTGGTTCACGTCGACTGGGATAGCGGAACGTGCGTGTCGTACCGGCTCGACTGGCCAAACCTAGCGGCGCGCCGGCAATACGTGGCGATCCAGCGTCGCGCGCGCGACAATAACACCGACAATGCAGAAATAGTTCAATGACACGCGGAAATTTCTGGATGGCATTCGTTAACATGGGGGCTCACTCAACAGGAGAAAGTAATGTCCCTTACCGCGACGCTCGGCATCTTTACCGCACCTACCTTGCGTCGTGTCCGTCGCGAGGAGGTGGCGAAACCTGCTTTCAATAAGCCTGATCCGTATGCGCTGCTGATGGCGTGCTGGGTCGATCACATGCGTACCAACGACCGCGACCTCAGCGCCGGCGGCATGAAGTTGGCCACCGACGCCGGGCAGGAAATCGATGTCCACGCAGCGCAGCGCGCTGCCGACCTCAAGACCGGCGAGGCCGTAGGCGTCATGATCGATGGCCTCTCGCAGCTGCACCGCTGGGCGATCTGCAAGAGCCAGGGCATTTCGCGCGGCTGGCGGTTTCCGAATGCTGACTACGCCACCGCTCTCCAGGAGGCGCGGGCCGAGCTCGAAGAAAAGCTGCGGAAACACATTGCAACACGGCTGTATTTTTTGTAGAGTAGCGGCACTGGGCGATTTCGCACGTCCAGAGAAAAGAAAGCCCGCTACTCAGCGGGCTTTTTGCTTTGGGAGTCAGCCACGCCGTAGGTGGTGCTTAGGCTTGAACATCCGAGATCGTCATATACACGACTTGCTCGGCCGAGAAGTAGTAGACGCGTTGATCGCCGTTGAGCATGAACGTTCCATTGCCCAATGAAACGACCTGGCCTTTGCGGCTTTCATTGTTAGTGAACGTGATAGTCCACTTCGTATTCCCGTTGGTATCGAAATTCTGGCTCCCGTGAATAGTTGCAGCTGTAACGATGTCTACCATTTCCATTCCTTTCTAGAAAATTACAAATATAGCATCTGTGCGCCAGCGGTGGCTGGCACAGGCGACCGCACCCCAGGCGCGCTACGCCGCCGGACGCTGTAACCGGCAAGAATGTCTCCGTCCAGATAGTCATCTGGTTTGCCGCCTGCTGCAACTATGCACAGGCGGTTTTTTTATTCCGAGGTGCGTGATGACCGAAGCTGACGCAGAAGGCTGTGACCCTATCACGGTTAGGGTCGAGATCGACGGCATCGTGGTTCAGCGCCGCGCCGAGCTGCGCGTGCTTGAGTATGACCATACCGGCCGCGCGACCATCTCCTGTATGGCGCCGATCATCGAAGAAGGCGAGCTGCTCGTTGAGCGTATCGGCGAGATTCCGTTCATCGTGCGCATGCACGGAGCGGGCGAGGCGCCAAAAGCGGCAAAGACTGACTCAGTCCGCCACATGCAGGTGACGGTCTACAGGGATCACATTATCCGTACAGTATTCGGGCAGCGGCCTGCGCTCCTGTTTAAGGAGGTCGACAGTGACGCGCTCGGCCGGGTGTGCGAGCGTTTAGCCGACGCTGAGGATGCAAAGCGGATCATGCGAAACAAAGGCTACGGGCAGCCCTGGACAAGCTTGGTCGAGCTGGCGCGGCTGCTGCCGGACGCAAACGCACGCAAGGGTGCTGTTGCGGTGCGCTGATGGTCTGGGGAACGAAGAGCCGACACGAGCGGGGCTACGGCACAGCCTGGGTCAAGCTGCGCACCAGGATCATGGAGCGCGACTGCGGCCTGTGCCAGGTGTGCAAGAAGGACGGGCGCGTGACCGTTGCATACGCTGTCGACCACATCGTCAGCAAGGCCAACGCGGCGCGCCTCAGGTGGACGTCGGAGCAGGTCGACCACCCGAGCAACTTGCAGGCGATCTGCCGGCCATGCCACGACGTGAAGACCCAGGAAGAGCAGGGAAAGGCGAAGCACAAGCCGGTGCGCATCGGCATCGACGGCTTTCCAATCGAGGAGGGGGAGGGCGGGTAAAAAGTCCACAGCCCTCATCGCTAAGTACCGTCCGAGTTCACGGTTTTTGAAGGAACACACATGCCAGGCCCACCGAAGAAAGCGGCGACGCTGAAGTCGATCTCCGGCACGACGCAGCCATGCCGTGCGGCGCCGGCGCCAGCAGTTGAACTGCCGGTGCTCGACAAGGTGCCGTCGGCGCCGGACTGGCTGCCGAACGCGCACGCCGTCAAAGAATGGAACCGCCTGGCACCGATCCTGACCGCAAACAAACTGCTGACTGAGGGAGGCCTGTCGGCGCTCGCCCACCTGTGCGCGATGCACGGGAAGATCGTCCAACTGTACGCCGCCGGCGAGGCCCCGACCGCCAGCATGGCCAGCACGCTGCAGAGCATGATCAACGACTTCGGCCTGACGCCGGTAGCACAGGGGAAGGTGAAGATGAATGGCGGCGAGGAAAAGAAAGGAAACAAGTTCGGCAACAACGGCAAGCGCGCCGGAGCAGCGTGATTACATCCAGGTCGCCATCGACTATGCGAAGGACGCAGTAGCCGACAAGAAGGGCAAGCGCTTCGGGCGCTGGGTGCGCCTGGCCGCCGAGCGGTTCCTAAACGACCTGAAGCGCGCGCGGTACGACCACGCCAAGGGCACATCGAAGGCGACGCCGAAGAACGCGCCCTTCATGTTCGACGCCTGGCACGCCTGGGATCCGTGCGACTTCATCGAGAAGCTGCCGCACGTCGAGGGCGAGTGGGACACGCCGACCGTCGTCATGCACGAGTCGCACATCTTCTTCGTCGTGAACCTGTTCGGGTTCCGCAACCACGACGGCACGCGCCGCTTCAGCACCGCGCTGTTCGCCGTGGCCAGGAAGAACGCCAAGTCGTTCCTTTGCTCGGCGGTGCTGCTGTACTGCTTCTGCTGCGAGGCCGGCAATGGCCCGCAGGTAATCAGCGCGGCAACCACCGGCTCGCAGGCGCGCATCGTGTTCAACGTCGCGAAGCGGATGGTCGAGCTGGTGTCGGACCTGCGCGAGGCGTTCACCCTGGAGCCGTTCGCCAACGCGATCGCGCGCTACGAGGTGGGCGGCACCTTTAAGCCGATCAACGCCAAGGCCAGCACGCAGGACGGCCTGAACCCGTCGCACTGCGGGATCGACGAGATCCACGCCCACAAGAATCACGACCTGCTGAACGTCCTGAAGTCAGCGGCCGGCGCGCGCAAGAACGTGCTGTTCGTCTACACCACGACCGAGGGCTACACCAACCCGGGCCCGTGGGGCGAGATTCGGCACTTCGCCAAGCAGGTGCTGCAGGGCGTTGTCGAGGCCGACCACTTCCTGGCCGTCTACTTCGCGCTGGACGACGAGGACAAGACCGCCGGCATCGAGGCCGACGGCGACTTCGACGAAACGAAGTGGATCAAGGCGAACCCCCTGATGGAGGTGAACCCGCTCCTGATGAAGGAGATCCGGAAGGAGGCGGTCGAGGCGAAGGCCATGCCCGGGCGCCACGCCGAATTCAAGATCAAGCGCCTGAACCGACCATCCGCTGCGGCTGGCGGCTGGGTCAACCTGGTGAAGTGGAAGGCCTGCAAGGGCACCGTCGACCTGGAATGGCTGCGGCAGTTCCCCTGCTGGGGCGGACTCGACCTGGCCAGCACGCGCGACCTGACGTCGTTCCGGCTGGTCTGGAACGTCAACGGCGTGCTGTACACGCACGGCTGGCGGTTCGTGCCGGCGGCCGCGGTGGCCGGGCGCACCGAGCGCGGCCTGGTCCCGTACCAGGCGTGGGTGCAGGGCGGCTTCCTCATCGAGGCCGGCGCCGAGGTCACCGACTACGACGCCGTGCACGCCTGCATCCTGGCCGCGAAGGAGCGCTTCAACATCCAGATGATCGGCTTCGACTCTTGGAACGCGAAGCAGCTGGTGCAAAAGCTCCAGGCCGAGGACGTGCCGCTGCAGGAATTCATCCAGGGCGGCAAGAGCTACCACCCCGCAATGCAGGCGCTCGAGCTGGCGTACGTTGAGGGCAACCTCGCGCACGGCAGCGACCCGGTCCTGAACTGGTGCGCATCCAACCTGGTCGCGCGCACGGATCCGAACATGAACACCGCGCCCGACAAGAAACGGGCACCGGAGCCGCCGAAGAAAGTTAAGAAGGGCTTCGTGACGCTCTGATAAGGAAGATATGGAACTGGAATTATTCGACGCGGTTGGCGCCACAGCCCACTGGCGGAAGGAGCCGGCGCAGGTTGAGAACGCCACGAAGCTGATCCGCAGTAGTGACCCGCAAATCATCGCTCACCTCGGCGGCGTCTCGGCTACCAGCGGCTTTGCGGTCACGCCGGACACCGCTATGCGCGTGTCGGCGGTGTTTGCTGCCGTGCAGCTGCTGGGCGGCGCCATCGCCTCCATTCCTGTGTCGATCTTTCGAGACGATCCAGCAGGGCGCCAGAGCATCAATCCGGAATTGTGGTGGCTGCTGAATGAACAGCCGATCGGCAACTGGACGGCGGCTGCGATGTGGGAATGGGTGATGAAGTCCATCTGCCTGCGTGGCGACGGTTTTGTCGAGATCGTCCGCCGTGGCGCCGACGTGAAGAACCTGCGGCCACACCACCCCGACCTAGTTAGCGTGCGCCGCATCGAAGACACGCTGATCTACACAGTCACCGACGAGACCGGCGGCGTGCGCACGCTTCACCAGGACGACATGCTGCACTTCCCGGGCTTCGGCTTCAACGGCACCCGCAGCATGTCCGTGATCGCGCACGCGGCTTTCCAATCGATCGGCATCGCGCTGGCCACTGACGCGTTGTCGGGAAGCTTCTACGCGAATGGCGCGGCGCCGAAGCACGTCATCACGACCGAAAAGGAGATGGACGAAGAACAGGTCATGATGCTCCGCAACGAGTACAAGGCCAAGAATGCTGGCGTCGGGAACGGCGGCCTGCCTCTGGTGCTGACCGAAGGTTTGAACATCCGGGAAATGAGCATGACGGCTGGCGACGCCCAGCTTCTCGAGTCTCGCAAGTTCCAGGTGATCGACATCGCCCGCGCCTTCGGAGTGCCGCCGCACATGATCGGCGCGCAAGAGACCACCAGCTCCTGGGGCACCGGCATTGAGCAGCTCTCGATCGGCTTCATCCGCTGGGCGCTGCAGCCGCACATCAACCGCATCCGGCAAGAGCTGAACCGCAAGCTGTTCCGTCGCGCCTCGCCTTTCGTTGAACACAAGATGGACGCGTTGCTCGCGGGCGATACAAAAGCAGAGGGAGAGCGCAACCGCCAGGCAATCGGCGGATCGCAGGGCCCGGGCTACATGACCATCAACGAAGTGCGTGCTGGCCTCAACTTGCCGCCGATCGCAGGTGGCGACGTCCTGTACACCCCGGCAGCGGCCGCCAAACCGAAACCCGAACCGAAGGAAGAAGATGAAACAACTGGTACAACTGATCCGCAATAACGCTCGGCGGGAGCCGGCGCGCATCGCCGCCGAGAACGAGCCGGACACGCTGTTCCTGTACGACGTCATCGACCCGTACTGGGGCATCGGTGCGAGCGACTTCAACAAGGCACTCGCTGGCATGGCCGGCAAGAAGGTCACCCTGCGCGTGAACTGCCCTGGTGGCGACGTGTTCGACGGTCGGGCCATGGCCGCGGCGATCGCACAGCACGGCGACGTGCACGCGGTCATCGAGGGCGTCGCCGCCAGCGCAGCCACGTTCGTCACTGCGGCGTGCGCCTCGATCACGATCGCCAAGGGTGCGCTGTACATGATCCACAACGCCTGGACGATGGCCTACGGGAACAAGTCCGACTTGCGCCAGACCGCCGAGCTGCTCGAAACGATCGACGGCACGATTCTCGACGACTACGAGCGCCTCACCGGCCAGCCGCGCGAGCAGCTNTTCCTAGCGACCGCCTGCCAAAGCCCCCATGGCGGCGTTGCATTGTCTTGCCGGAACAAGTCCGACTTGCGCCAGACCGCCGAGCTGCTCGAAACGATCGACGGCACGATTCTCGACGACTACGAGCGCCTCACCGGCCAGCCGCGCGAGCAGCTCGCCGCCTGGATGGACGCGGAGACCTGGTTCAACGCCGACCAGGCTGTCGAGCATGGCTTCGCCGGATCGGTGGCCGAGGTTGCCGCCGCGAAAAACTCGTGGGATCTGTCGGCCTACAACAATGCACCGAAGCCGCCGCCGCCTGCCGACGACGACTCGGCATGGGAAGCACTGCGCCAGCGGAACATGAACCGCCTGCGCATTCACGAACTCGGATAGCGCGCTCGCGCAATCCAGTCACCGCCGCCTCGAGCGGCTTTTTTTACGTCTGTCACACAAGGAAAACGGATGAAATCGATTCAAGCATTGCGCGAGCAGAAGCAGAACCTCGCCCGTGAAGCACGCAACCAGCTGGCCCAGAAGGGCGACCGCACCTGGACNAAAACGGATGAAATCGATTCAAGCATTGCGCGAGCAGAAGCAGAACCTCGCCCGTGAAGCACGCAACCAGCTGGCCCAGAAGGGCGACCGCACCTGGACAAAGGAAGACCAGGCCATCTTCGACAAACGCTCCGACGAAATCGAAGCGATCGACAACGAGATCGCGGCAGTCGAGCGCGTGATGGCCATGGAAGTCGAGAACGACCACAGCGACGTGGAGCAGTTCCGCCGCCCGCCGGAAAACAAGGCCGAAGCTAAGGGCCGCGAGATGTTCGCCAAGCTGGTGCGCTTCGGCCCGTCGGCCCTGTCGACCGAGGAACTGCAGCAAGTTCGCAACACGATGTCGACCGGTACCGGCTCGCAGGGCGGCTACACC